TGCTGCCATGAGAAATGCCTTTGCCGGTACGGCCGGCGTTGTTGGAATGAATGCCGGCGTCGTGGAATCCCGGCCGGCGCGGGGCCCGTGAGGGCGGGGGAATGCGTTACGCGGCCAGGTCTTCCTGCTGCGGCTTGTTGCCCTTGGCCTGCTTGGTCGGCGGGATCAGGGTGATCTGCACGTCTTCCTGGATCAGCGCGCACAGGGCGCCGGCCTGCTCGGTGGTCGGGTGGAACAGGGCGCTCACGGTGACCTGCAGGCTGCCGCCGTCCAGAGCTTCAAACTTGAAGTTCTTCAGCGTCACGCCGGACAGCACCATCGGTTCGGTAAGGCCCAGGCCGCCGGCGATCACCAGTTCATAGCCCGGGTATTCCTCGTCCCAGGGCAGGGCGCCCAGCCTCGGGAACTTCACGGCGGTGAGCCCGTCGGCGCCTTCGATCAGGTCCTGCTGCTCACCCTGGCCTGGCTTGCGGTACAGGGCCTTGCGCAGATCCTTGCTGAAGAAATCCAGCACACTGCTGCCGGTGGTAGCGAGCAGCTTCAGGTCGCCGGCCATCTTGTTTTCGCCGCCATGCTTCTCGGCGCGGGGGTTGTAGTTGGAGACCTTGGCGGTCGCGTCGATCAGTTCGAACATCGGTGGTGCCTCTCAGGAAGGCCGGCCGCGCCGGCGGGAAGTCAGGACCAGGCCAGCGGCCAGCACATGGCGGCTGCGAGCAAGGCGGTGATGGCGTAGCAGGCGAGGCAGGCGGCGAAGTCGCGCCAGCTGCGGCAGCCAATGGCGGTCAGAAAGCGCATGAATCCTCCGATTCGCAGGCCGCCAGAGCGGTGCGCAGGCGGTCATCGGCCGCAACCTGGTCAGCGAGATCCCGGGCCGCGAGTGACGCGTGCGCGGCTGCGAAGACTTCGGCGACGCGGCGATCCTGGGCGGTCAGTTCGTTGAACAGGTCGAGGTGTGCCTTTCCCACGCGCTCGCGGCGGACGCTCGCGCTGTTCTCGACGTCTGTGGCCTCGCAGACCAGCAGGCCCAGCAGGGTGAGGGTGCGCGGCGTCACGACAGCACCGCCTGCACCAGCAGCGAGGCCAGCACGCCCAGGCACAGCGCCAGGAAGTGGGTCACGCAGGTGGCCCGCACGCTGCGGCGGTACTCGCGTTCTGCGGCGCTCATGCCGCGTACCTCTTCAGCAGCAGGTCGATCGCGCCATTTGCGGAAATCGACTCGTCGCCGGCGGTGTCCTCAACCTTCTCGTTGACGATCCGGTCCCGCGTGCTGCGGAACAGCTCGGCCAGCTCGGCGTCCTTGTGGTTGTCCAGCAGCCGCGCTGCTTTGGCCCAGAAGGTGTGGTCCTGGTAGCCCAGCACGTCCTCGAGGACGGCCGGCAGGGCGCGGAGCGATTCCAGCGCGGTGCTGTCGACCTCGGATTCTGCGGGCATCAGCCCGTCCCAGCTGCGCTGGGCGTTGCGGGCCAGGTCGTTTGCAGTGTGCAGTGCCATGGTGAACCCCGTTTCAGATGGCCCGGAAGGGCCGACGGGGTCAATCTATGGCATTCCATAGACCGGTGTCAATGGGATCCCATAGATTGATTAAAAAAAAAGGGCGCCACCGCCGGCGCCCTTCTGGTTCTGTGTTACCGCCCCTTGGCGGCTGCCCTTGTCCGGACGACTCGGGAAATTGCCCAGTTCTTTGCCTGGACCAACCTGACCTGGTCTGCGAAGGCCTCCACTTCCCGAAGGGGAACCCGATGCTCAGCCGAAGCTGATTCGTTCCAGTTCTTCGTGTAGGCGATGGAGTCTGCCTTGGCCTTTACCCCCTGCTCGTAGCAGTCCTGCATCGCTGTCACCGCAGCTTCTTCTGCCGTAGCGTCGACCTTGGCGTATCGCTCCGCGGCTGTTCCGATGCAAGCCGCGTATGGAGAGAAGATCTCCGTAACCCCCTCGATCGGTGAATCAGCGGCTGCTACGGAACCGGCCTGTAGCGCTGCCAGTACAACTGCATAGATGGTCATCCTTCCCAGCTCCCGATCCATCGAACTCGCCCGATCACCTGGATTGGATGTCGGGGACTGTCCAGCCGCTTCGGCTTCCGCCAGTTGTGATCGCCCCGGGGGTTGTCGGCCTTGAAGAACACCAGGTCGTCGATCACCTCGCAGCGCTTCACGTGGTACTCCTTCGCCGCGCCGCCGCCGTCGACCATGATCACGTACATCTGGCCGTCGCGCGGGTTGGTATCGCTGGTGTCGAACAGGATGGCGTCACCGCTGTGGATGCGCGGTTCCATGCTGTCGCCCTTGCCGTACATCACCGCGAGGGCGTTGGGGCGCAGGCGCTTACGGGCCAGCGACTCTGCCCTGAACTTCAGCTTATGAGTTTCGGCGTACTCCTGGGCCTCGGGACCGCCACCCAGGCCGATGGCCTGCGCGTAGCCGCTGATATCTGCCCAGTCGCTGTCGTCGTTGCTTGCTGCAGTTCCTTCCATGGGCCCCCGGCCGGTTTGCAACCACTTCGGGGATACCCCAAGCGCCTCCGCGATCTGCGGTAGCTGCGTTGTCCCTGCCTGGTCGTTGTTCTCAATGCCGGCGAGGGTGGGGTATTTCACGCGCGCAGCCTCGGCCAGCTGGGGGCGAGACATGCCCCGAGCCTTCCGTGCTTCCTTGATCCGGTCACCTACGGTGTTCATGGAGGTGAGCATTACGGAAAACCATTATGGGATGCCGTTGACAGTGGCCTATGGCATCCCATAGGCTGGTGCCACCCAACAGGAAACGGCACATGGAAATCACCTGGGCAGACCGAATCAAGGCGCTTGAAGAGCGCGGCTGGTCCCTTACCGAGATCGGCCGAGCCATCGGCAAGTCGCCGCAGACCGTCAGCGACCTGAAGCAGGGCCGCACGAAGGAGCCGGGCGGCATGGCCGCCGTGCAGCTCCACCACCTCTACGCGACCGGCGCCAGGCCGGCAGCTGCGGGCTGACGTGACCACCTCACCGCGCCTTGGCGGGGAAGGGCACCACGGTGCCCGTGCCGGGCAGCGGTGGCTCACGGCGCCTACGGGGGTATGGGCGCACATCGACCCTTCGACCCTGACGGATCAGGACGAAGCACTTTCCGCTGATCCACTCGAATTTCAGATCCACGACGTTGGATCGCGGCTTACGAACTGACCTGGGCATTCAAGGCTTCCATCTGAGAGGCCTTCTTTTTCGCCCGCAAACCCTTGGCAAATAAAGGCAAATCATGGAAAGCATTGGCAAGCAACAGGACAACCTCCGCCTTGTGTTCGGTGTGCACAGCGCGCCGAAGGATGCCCCGCAGAAGCTGCTCCGCCAGATCGAATCGGCCGCTCAGGCCCTGGCGGTATCGATGCAGGCCGGTGGCCACAAGCTGGCGACGATCGCCGCGGCCATTGGCAAGTCGGAGAGCTACGTGTCGCGCATGCGCACGGGCGAACGTCCGATCCCGGCCCGCCTCGTGCTGGCGCTGTGCGCCGCGACCGGCTCCAACCTCATCCGCCAGTACATGGACCTGCAGGCGGCCCTGGAACAGCCCGACCCGCGCTCGGAGATTGCGCGCCTGGCGGGGATGCTGAGGTCCGCCTGATGGACGCCACTGAAAAGGCGCTGCTGGCTGTGCGTGTGCTGTGGCACACCGCCGCTTACCTCCACATGCTGCGGGGTGCGTGATGGCCCGAATCCGCACCGTGAAGCCTGAGTTTTGGTCCAGCGAGCAGGTGATGGAATGCTCGCCGATGGCTCGACTGCTGTTCATCGGCCTGTGGAATTTCTGCGACGACGCCGGCAACCACGTTGCCAGTGCGAAGACCGTCAAGGCCGAAATCTTCCCCGCTGACGATATTTCCTCGTCGGACGTGCAGCGAATGCTCGACGAGCTTTCGTCGAATTCCCTGATCGCCTTCTATACCAAGGGCGACAAGGACTATTTGCACGTCACCGGCTGGAAGAAGCATCAGAAAATCGACCGTCCCACCTTCAAACATCCGGCCTATTCGGAAGACGATCGACGAGGCCTCGACGAGTCCTCACCCCCGGAAGGGAATGGAAGGGAAGGGAAGGGAAAGGAGAAAGAACAATCCTCGCTTCGCTCGGATTCGTCCGCGTCTTCGCCGCTGACCCTGGACGGTGGCAGCGCAGCGCAGGGTGAGAAGCCCGAGCAGCAGGACCGCAAGCAGATCCGGATCACGGTGATCGCCAACGAGGCCAAGGACGCATACAACGCGATCATGGCCAAGCCGCACGGCGAGCTGCCGGCGTGCACCGTGCTGAACAAACCGCGCATCAAGGCCGTGGAGAAGGCGCTGCCGACCGTGCGCCAGCTGTGCATGCAGCTGTTCGGCAGCGAGCGGGTCACTCCCGATTTCTGGAAGGCCTACTTCGAGACGGCAGCGGCCGATGACTTCCATGCTGGCCGGCTGCCCGGTGGTCCTGGCCACGAGAACTGGAAGCCGGACTTCGAGTACCTGTTGCGCGAAACGGTGATCGCCAAGCTGGCCGACCGTGCGCTGTCCGAGGTGGCCCAGTGAACGCGCTGCCGGACTACTACCGCGAGGAAGGGCTGCGCATGCTGCCGCAGGCGATCGAGGCGGAGCAGGCGGTGCTGGGCGGGCTGATGCTGCGGCCGCAGGCCTGGATGGACGTGCAGGACGTGCTGACCGCGCAGCAGTTCTACCGCCGCGATCACCAGCTGATCTGGCAGGCCATCGAGGACGTGCTGAAGAAGGGCCGCGAGGCCGACGCCGTCACCATCGGCGAGTGGTTCGAATCACGCGGCAAGCTGGAACTGGTTGGCGACGGGGCCTACCTGATCGAGTTGTCGGCCACCACGCCGTCGTCGGCCAACGTCCGTGGCTATGCCGAGATCGTGGCCGAGACGGCCAAGCGCCGCGCCCTGATCGACGCCGGCCAGGAGCTGATCGACGCCGCTTACAGTCCCGAGGGCCGCAGCGCGCTGGACCTGATCGGCTCCGCTCAGACCCGCATCGGCAGCCTGCTGGACAGCGAGCCCTGCGACCTGGAATCGGTGGCGCCGGTGATGGAGCGTGTCTTCCACCGGCTGGGTGAGAGGGCTAACAACGAGGGCGGCATCAGTGGCCTGACCACCGGCGACCACGACCTGGACGAGCTGCTGGGCGGCCTGCAGCCCGGCGGCCTGTATGTGCTGGCCGCCCGCCCCAAGATGGGCAAGACCACCAAGGCAATCAACGTCGCCGAGCATGTGGCGCTGCGCCTGCGAAAGCCGGTGGCGGTGTTCACCTTCGAAATGCAGCCCGAAGAGCTGGGCGACCGCATGCTGGCCAACCAGGCAGGCATCAACGGCACGCGGATCCGCACTGGCAAGCTGGACGACGTCGATTGGGCCAACGCATCCGAGGCAACCCGCAGGCTGTCGCAGGCGCCTATCTTCGTGAGCCGGCCGAAGCGCGCCAGGGTCGAACACGTGTGCGCGCAGATTCGCCGCATGCACGCGCGCGATCCGCTGGGCCTGGTGGTCATCGACTACCTGCAGTTGATGGAAGTGAAGGGCGACAACCGCGCTGCCGGCATCGGCGATATCACCCGGACGCTAAAGCTCACCGCCAGCGAGCTTGGGGTGCCGTTCCTGCTGCTGAGCCAGCTCAACCGCGAGCTGGAAAAGCGGACGGACAAGCGGCCGATCGTCGCCGACCTGCGCGACTCGGGCTCGATCGAGCAGGACGCGGACGCGGTGATCTTCATCTACCGCGACGAGATCTATCACCCCGATAGCCGCTGGGTGGGAACTGCCGAGCTGATCGTGGCCATCCAGCGCAACGGCGCGCCCGGCATGGTCCGGCAGCTCTACCAGCCCGAGTACTTCCGGTTCTCGCCCCTGCCCGAGTACTGGCAGCCCAAGCAGACCAGCGCCAGCGCACCCGCCGCCGGCACCGCACCCAGGCAGAAGCGCGGCTTTGCCGGCGTTGCAGCTGCCCGCCAACAGGAGGACTGAGCGTGAAGAACAACACCTTCATCCTGCGGATCGAGAACGCCCGGGACGCGATGAAAGCCGCGTGGCTGTTCGCCTGCGAGTACCTGCAGGTAGGGCGCGCCGTCCGCGTCACGGTCGAGGAACACAAGCCGAGCCGCAGCCTCGAGCAAAACGCCATGTTCCACGCCATCTGTGGCGAGCTCGCCAAGCGGAAGAAGTGGGCCGGCCGCTACATCGATGACGAGGGCTGGAAGCGGCTGCTCGTCGATGCCTGGGCGCGCGAGTCGAACCGACAGCAGGGCGACGTGGTCCCGTCTCTGGACGGAGCCAGCATCGTCAACCTGTCGATCCAGACCCGGCGCATGACGGTGGCTGACATGGCCGACCTGATCACCTTCGCGCAGAGCTGGGCCGTGGAGAACGACGTGCTGCTGCGCGACGTGGCGCCGCGCCGGGACCAGAAGTTGGCTAACGAAGCGAGGGCCGCATGATGCGAAATGACAGTGCCAGCATGGGCTGGAAGCGACGGTTCCTGCTGTTGCCGCGGTGTGTGGAAGGCAAGTGGCACTGGCTGAAATGGTGCTGGTCCAGGTTCTGCGGCGACTGCACGGAGTGGGTTTTCGAAGAACCGCCTTGCTCAGTCTGCGGCGGAGGGCCTGTCTTCTGCAGACACTGCATGGACCGTCGGGGGATCCGGTGAGAACGAAGAACGCCAAGGCCTTCACCAAGGCCGAAGACGCGCACGTTGAGCTGGTGAAGCTGTGCCCGTGCAGCGTCTGCGGCCGCGCTGCGCCGTCTGAAGCCCACCACATCAACCAGGGCGACCACTTCACCACGGTGGCGCTGTGCACCGACTGCCACCGCGGCAGCGAGAACGGTTGGCACGGCCGCCGCACCATGTGGCGCATCTACAAGATCGACGAAGTAGGCGCCCTGAACGAAACCATTCGCAACGTACTGCTGCTACTCAGCACAAGGGGGATTCGATGACCATGCGCCTCACCTTCGGCATTGACCCGGGCCTGTCCGGCGCGATCGCCACCCTGATCGACGGCGAGCCCGGCCCGGTGCTGGACATGCCCACCATGGACGTGGACGGCTGGGACGAGATCGACGCCCGCGCGGTGACGGTGTTCATCCGCGAACAGCGCGCCAACCACCCCGGAGCCTACGTGTCCGCCTGCATCGAGAAGGTGGGCGCACGCCCGGGCGACGGCGGCACCAGCGCATTCCGCTTCGGCCAGGGAACAGGGAAGCTGCAGGCCATCCTCGAGGTGCTTGGCATCCCGACCACTCGGGCGATCCCGGCTGTGTGGAAGCGAACCTTCGGCCTCCTGAAGCAGCCCAAGGACGCTGGGCGCCTCCTGGCCTGTGCCCGATTCCCCGCGGCAGCCAAGACCATGAGCAGGAAGAAGGACAACGGCCGAGCCGATGCCCTGCTCATCGGTCTGTGGCACGAGAACACCCAGCTCGGAAGCCATCTGCTGGGAGGGGAGGGGGAAACTGCCCCTGCTGCGCCTCGCGTGCGCGCGCGCGTTTGCGACGAAGCGGCGGCCTGAGCATGAGGCGGCTGGCGACAGACCCTGATCGCGTCGACTGGTTTCAGGTCCTCACCGACCTGAGCCGGAAGGGCGTGCCGGTGCTGGCCGTGTCGTCAGCCATTGGCGTGCCGCAGTCGACCATCCTGGGGTGGAAGCAGGGCGCGGAACCGAAGTTCGCAGACGGCGAGCGGCTGGTGGCGCTGTGGCTGGGCCTGACTGATCGCCCCATCGAGCAGCTGCCGCGCATGGGGAAATAGTCGGGAATCCGCATGGGCGGGTGGCGAACACTCCGGGCTGTTCGCCACCCATGCAGCCCACAGGAGCAGCACATGCCCGCGCCCGAACTGACCGTGAAAGTCCCCGGCGAAACCGCCGACACCAGCGCCGCCGCCGCCGGCACCACCACCACCACGCCGCCGGATGAGCGCCTGGCCGCCGTCCTGACCCTGTCCAAGCAGACCGTTGCGGTCATCACCGAGGCGCTGCCCGGCTTGGTGGCCGGCGACCTGATCGCCCTGCGCGACCTCGAGGTGGCAGGCAGCAACCGTAAGGGTGTGCTGGAAGCCATCGAGGCCGAGGACGCACGCCGCGCTGCCATCGGCCAAGCCACCGACGACCAGCCGGAATCGTTGGAGGCAGAGGTCGTCCGCCTGCGCGCGGAGAACGAAGAACTGCGCGACCGCGTGCAGCAGATGGAAGTCGAATGGGCTGCCCAGCAGAGCAGCATGGCCATCCAGCTCGGTGGCCAGCGCCAGGCCAACACCGCGGCCCCGGTGTCCAGTGGCCAGGCCGTGCTGACCCCCGACGGCTGGGTTGTCCCCGAGCCGCAGCCGAAGGCCTGAGCCATGTGCGGCAACAAGGCCAAGATCATGGACCCGGCCGGCCTGCTCACCGGCAAGAACGCCAAGTACGCGGATCCGCTCGGCATCACCAAGACGGCCATTGGCGATCCCACCGGCGACCTTCGGAAGGAGCGCCAGCGCATCGCCGCCCAGGAGGCGGCCGACCGCAAGGCCCAGGAGGACGCCAAGAACGTCCTACCGAACGCCCTGGCCGATGCCCGGCGCCTGGCCGCGCAGTCCACGGAATCCACCCTCAACCAGCGACTGAAGCGACGCAGTTCCTTCGCCGTAAGTCTGCTGGGCTCTGCAGGAGGCTGACCCCATGTGTGGGAAACCCAAGGCACCCAAGGTCGTCGAACGCGACCCCGTGGCCGACCAGCGCGCCGCCGAGGCGCAGGCCACCACCCAATCCAACCTCGAGCTGGCATCGCGCCGCCGCCGCCGCCGCGAGTCGTCGCTGCTGACGCTGGGGGCGCAGGGCCTGGCCGGTGGTAGCGGTGGCCGCTCGCTGCTGGCCAGCGCTGTTGGCAAGTCCACCCTGGGCGGTGCCTGATGAGCGCCGGTGCCCGCATCCACAAGCGCCTCGGTGAGCTGAAGTCTCGCCGGCAGATCCACGAACCCACGTGGCGCCACTGCTTCGAAATGACGTACCCGCTGCGCGCCGATGGCTTCGATGGCCAGCAGCTGGACGCCCAGCAGGGCATGCGCAAGCGCGGCGAGATCCTGGACAGCACCGGCACCGACGGCTGCCGCATCCTGGCCTCGGGGATCATGTCGGGCCTGACCCCGGCCAACTCGCGTTGGTTCGAGCTGGACGTGGAGCAGGCCACCGACGACGAGAAGGAATGGCTCGGCGAGGCAGCCGACACCGTCTGGACCAACATCCATCAATCCAACTTCGACGCCGAAGGCTACGAAGGGTGCCTGGACGCGGTAGCCGCGGGCTGGTTCGTCCTCTACATCGACGAGGCGCCTGACGGTGGTTTCAGCTTCCAGCAGTGGCCGATCGCCACCTGCTACGTGGCCAGCACCCGCGCCGATGGCCTGGTCGACACCATCTACCGGGAACACAGGCTTTCGGCTGAGGCTGCCGCCGCGCAGTTCGGGGCCGAGAACCTGAGCGAGCAGCTGCAGAAGCTGGTCAAGGACAAGCCGCTGGAACTGGTGAGCTTCATCACCTGCATCGAGCCGCGGCCCATGCACGTGGTCGGCGCGCGCTTGGCCAGGAACCTGCCCTTCGCGTCCTGTGTGGTCGAGGCCAACACAAAGCACCTGGTGCGCGAGTCGGGCTACCACGAGTTCCCCTGCGTGGTGCCGCGCTGGATGCGCCTGCCGAACAGCGCCTATGGCGTCGGCCCGGCCTTCGACGCGCTGCCCGACATGCGCATGCTCAATGAGCTGAAGGCCATGCAGCTGGCCGCGGCGGATATCGCCATCGCCGGCATGTGGATCGCTGAGGACGACGGTGTCCTGAACCCGCGCACGGTCAAGGTCGGCCCGCGCAAGGTCATCGTGGCCAACTCGGTCGACTCGATGAAGGAGCTGAAGACCGGCAGCGACTTCCAGCTGGCCGAGTACATGGTGACCCACCTGCAGGCGGCGATCCGCAAAATCTTCATGGCCGATCAGCTGCAGCCGCAGGATGGCCCGGCCATGACGGCCACCGAGGTGCACGTGCGGGTGGAGCTGATCCGCCAGCTGCTGGGCCCGATCTATGGCCGCCTGCAGGCCGAGTACCTGCGCCCCATGGTTACCCGCTGCTTCGGCATCGCCGCCCGCGCCGGCGTGCTGGGTCAACCGCCGGAGTCCTTGGCCGACCGCGAGTACACGGTGAAGTACGTCTCGCCGCTGGCCCGCGCGCAGCGCCTCGAGGAAGTGACCGCGATCGAGCGCTTGGTGCTGAACATGGGTGCGCTGGCACAGGCCACTGGCGATTCCAGCGTGTTCGACCAGCTGGATACCGCCGCGGCCGTCCGCATCACCGCCGAGGGGCTGGGCGTTCCGCCGGACGTGCTGCGCAGCCAGGACGAAGTGCTGGAAGTCCAGCAGGCCAAGCAGCAGGCAGCGGACGAGCAGCGGCAGGCAGCGGCCGTTGAACAGGTGGCCATGGGCGCAGCACAGCAGGCCGTTGGCCAGCAGGCAGCCGCATGACCGACCAGCGCGAACGAGTGACGCCGGAAATGTACGCCCGGGTGTTCGAGAACCACGCCGAGGGGGCGCTGATCCTCGAGGACCTGGTGCGGCGCTTTGGCGGTAACCCCTACGTCCGCGGCGGTCTGGACGGCCAGCGACAGACGGATTTCAACGCGGGGGCGCTGTCGGTCCCCACCTTCATCCTCAATCAGATCAACCAGGCGAACGGAGTACCCAACGATGAGTCAGCAGAATGATGCCCCCAACCCGACCGACGGCGCCCCCGCCGCGCCCGCCCCGGCAGGTGACCCCTCGCTACTCCAACAAGGCGCGGGAGAGGAAAACGCGTGGCTGCCGGAGAAGTACCGTGTAAAGGTCGACGGCAAGGACGAAATCGACTTCCAGGCGTCGGCCCGCAAGCTGGGTGAGGGTTACAAGGCCCTCGAGGCGAAGCTGGGCAGCGGCGCCACCGGCACCGTGCCGGAGAACGCCGATAGCTACCAGCTGACCGTGCCGACCGACGCCGAGGGCAAGCCGCTGGTTGAAGGTGTCGACCTGCAGGATTTCATGGCCGACCCGATGTACAAGGCCCTTGCCACGAAGGCCCACGCGGCCGGCATCAGCAACGAGCAGATGAATTTCTTCGTCGGCGAATACCTGCAGATGGCACCGCAGCTGTTCGAGGCCAACCTGCAGCTTGGCGCCGACGAGGCCCGCCAGACCCTGTCGGCAGTGTGGAAGGACGACGCAGCCATGAAGTCGGGCCTGCAGCGCGCCGCCCGCGCCGCCCAGGGCTTCGCAGCACCGGCCGGCCAGCCCGGCAACTACGACAACGTGATGCAGAAGTTCGGCAACGATCCCGATTTCCTTGCCCTGATGGCCAGCATCGGCAAGGAAATGGGCGAGGACAAGCCGATCGCGTCCGATCCCGTTGCGTTGCAGGACTGGCAGGACCAGGTGGACGAGATCCGCGCCAACCCCGCCTACAGCGACAAGAACCACCCGCAGCACAAGGCGTTGATGCAGAAAATGGAAAGCCTGTATCAGCGCAAATACGGCACGCAGCAGCGCCAGCTCGGCGGCGCAGCAGTCCGCTGAGGCATAGCGAGCAGATCAGGAGAGCCCCGCCAAGCGCGGGGCTTTTTTGTACCCGCGCAAATAGTCGGGATTCCGAATTGGCCGGGCAGCCATCCTGCCAGCCATCGGCCCGGGGTGGCACCCGGATACCCGCGTAAGCCCGCGACGTTGCCACGCGAACCGCACGGCCCCGAGAGGGACACCCGGGCAGGCACGAGCCCCCCTTCAGACCCTTCGGAGCCCTATATGAGCCAGCAGATTACCGAAGCCTTCGTGCAGCAGTTCGCGGACAACTTCCGCCACGTGGCCCAGCAGACCCCGTCCCGCCTGGAAGGCTGTGTCCTTCTCGAGTCGGGCATCGTCGGTATGTCCAAGTCCATCAACCTGATGGGCCAGCGCACCGCACAGCGCCGCCTTGTCCGCCATGGTGATACCCCGATCAACGACCAGATCCACGGCACCCGCTACGTCGACCTGTACGACTGGGAAGACGGCGACATGGTCGACCAGCAGGACAAGATCCGCCTTCTGACTGATCCGACCAGTGACTACGTCAAGGCCATGGTTGCGGCGATGAACCGCTCCAAGGATGACAACATCATCAACGCCCTCGGTGGCTTCTCGCGCAGCACCACCGGCAACATCGCGTTGCCGAACACGCAGAAGATCGCGGTGAACGCGACGGGCATGACCAAGGCCAAGATCATCCGCGCGAAGAAGCTGTTCCGCCAGAACGAGGCGGACGAAGAGAACGGCGAAGAGCTGTTCATGGCCTACACCGCGCAGATGCTCGAGGACGTGCTGACCGATACCACCCTGACCTCGGCCGACTTCATGGCTGTGAAGATGCTGCAGGAAGGCAACATCAAGGGTAAGTGGTGCGGCTTCAGCTGGATTCCGACCGAACGCCTGCCGAAGGTTGGCACCACGCGGTTTGGCTACGCCTGGGCGAAGACCGGCGTGACCCTGGGTCTCGGCGAAGACACCACGACCGAGGTTGGCAAGGATCCGGGCAAGGGCTTCAACGTCCGTATCTACGCCAAGCAGTCCATCGGTGCGGTGCGCTCCGAGGAAGTGAAGGTCGTCGAAATCGCCTGCCTGGACCCCTGATCCATCCGGCGCAGCGGCTTCGGCCGCTGTTCCACCCAACCCATTCGCATACGAGGTAGCCACCATGGCAGTCGTCAACAAGCTCTCCGCCGCACTCGCTCAGCGCGACGGCGTCCCCTCCCAGCTCAACAGCAACGCCGCACCGACCAAGCTGGCCACCGGCCGCGTTAAGGAATCCATCGGCGTCATCGCCGTGGCCAACGGTGACAGCGCGGCCAGCGTGCTGCGCCTGTTCTCGGTGCATTCCAGCTGGCGCGTGAGCGCGCTCCTGCTGTCCTGCACCGCGATCACCGGCGCCGCCGCCGATATCGGCCTGTACGACCTGCCGACCCGCAACGCCGGCGCAGTCGTGGATTCCGACCTGTTCGCCTCGGCGGCAGACCTGGCCGCCGCGCAGAACGGCACGAACGTCCTGATCGAGTCGGGCACCGTCACCCCGGACAAGCTGGAATGGCCGCTGTGGCGCGTGCTGGGCCTGGCCGCTGACCCGGGCCTGTACTACGACGTGGCCGCAACCCTGACCGCTGGCGCGACCGCCGCCGGCAGCATCGCGCTCAAGGGTCACTTCATCGACGGCAACTGATCCAGGTTCCCAACCCGGATAGCAACAGGGAAACCATCCGGGCGCCGAGTGCGCCCGGCTTTTTTTGAGGGCCGCGCACCATGACCAATCCCGTCACGATCTGCTCCAACGCGCTGATGATGCTCGGCGCCAAGCCGATCGCCAGCTTCAGCGAGTCCGAAGGCGCGGGCTCGAACCTCGACCGAGCCAAGCTCTGCGCCGCGCTGTACCCCGGCCTGCGGCTGGCCATCCTGCGTGGTCACTACTGGAACACTTGCGTCAGGCGCGTGCAGCTCTCGCCGGATGAGGTGAGGCCCGCCTTCGGCTATGCGTACCGATTCCGCCTGCCGGGCGACTGGCTGCGCACCTGGGGCGTGGGCGATCGCAACACCCGCGGACGTCTCGATTACCGCACCGAGGGGCGCTACCTGCTCTGCGACGAGCCGATCATGCCGCTGCTCTACGGCGCCGACGTTCCCGAAGATCAGTGGGACACCCTGCTGGTGGACGTGATGACTGTCGCTGTGGCTGCGCGCCTGGCGTACCCGATCACCGCCAGCACCAGCGTGGAGGAAGCCAAGAAGATCGAGCTGCGCGACCTGCTGCGCGAGGCCAGGGCCACCGACGGCCAGGACGATCCGCCGGAGACGTTCGGCGACTTCCCGCTGCTGCAGAGCCGGATGAGGGGCTGACCATGCGCCTGACCCCCGCTCAAACCAACTTCACCGCCGGCGAGATCAGCCCGAAGCTCTACGGGCGCAGCGATATCGACCGCTACCGCAACGCGGCCGAGATCCTCGAGAACGTCATCATCATGGTGCAGGGTGGCGTGCAGCGCCGGCCAGGCCTGCGCTACTGCGCGCACGCCAAACACCAGGACAAGTACGCGACGTTGGTGCCCTACGTCTTCAGCCGATCGCAGGCCTACATGCTCGAGGTCGGCGATGCCTATATCCGGGTGTTCCTCGAGAACGGCGCACAGGTGCTGGTTGAGTCGAGCCCGGGCGTGTTCGCCCCGTTCGAGATCGTCACCGACTATGCCGAGGCCGACGTGGCCGCGATCGACTACGTGCAGAGCGGGGACACGATGTTCCTGTTCCACCCGGACTACGTGACCCGCCGCCTTCGCCGTTTCGGTGACGCCTCGTGGATCCTCGAGGCGGTGCCGTGGGTGGAAGAGCCCTTCGGCGAGGTGGGCTATGCCCCGCCGGTGAGCATGACGCTGGACAGCCTGGCGCTCGGCCCTGGGCGCACCATCACCACCAGCGCAGATGCGTTCCTCGCCGCAGACGTTGGCCGCGAGATTGAGGCCCTGGGCGGCCTGGCGGTCATCACGGCGGTTACCAGCCCGACCACCGCGACGGTCGACACGCAGACGCCTTTCCCTGCGCTGACCACCGCGGCTGGGCAGTGGGTGATCACCGGCAGCCCCTTGGCCGTGCTGACCCCCACCTACCCGGGCGGTGGGGCGAACGATCTGCCGCCGGTTGGCGCCTCGGTGACGCTGACCCTGGACGCGCCTGGCTGGCGCTCGGTGGACGTGGGCAAGTGGGTAGAGCTGAACGCCGGGCTTGTTCAGATCGATGCTGTCAGCTCGTCGACGGTGGCCACGGCGACTGTGCGGCGCGCGCTCACGGCGTTGGTGGCCGTGCCTGCCTTGGCCTGGGTGCTGAAGGGCACGGTGTGGGGCGGCCGCAACGGCTACCCGGGCACGGGAACGTTCTTCGAGCAGCGCCTGTGGCTGGCTGGCTCGCGCGCGTTCCCGCAGACCGTGTGGGGTTCGCGCATCGGCGAATACCTCAACTTCGAGCTGGGCACCAACGACGACGATGCGGTGTCGTTCGACCTGGCCAGCGATCGCCAGAACCTCATCCGGCACCTGACCCAGGTAAACGCCCTCGTGGCGCTGACCAACGGCGGTGAGTTCACCCTGCAGGGCAGCCTGGACAAGCCGATCACGCCCACCAACGTGCAGATCCGCAACCAATCCAGCTTTGGCTGTGGCGACGTCTCACCCGAGCGAGTGGGCCGGGAACTGGTGTTTACCCAGCGTGCCAACCGCAAGCTGCGCGCTCTGTCTGCCGACCGCATTGACACCGCGCAGTACGGGGCACCGGAACTGACCGTGTTGGCCGACCACATGACAGCGGGCGGCATCACCGGCAGCGCCTACGAGGCCGAGCCTGACTCGCTGCTGCATTGCGTGCGCACGGACGGCCAGCTGGCAACCTGCGCCCTCGATCGCGACCAGGAGGTGGTCGGCTGGTCCAGGCAGGTGACAGACGGCCGGTTTATCTCGGTGGCCACGCTGCCGCGCACGGACAGCGATCAAACCTGGGCGATCGTCAGCCGCACGGTGAACGGGGTGCAGCAGCGCTATGTGGAGCGCTTCGACCGCGACGTGATGACCGACGCCTGTGTCACCGCCACCAGCGTTGCAGGCGACACCACCTGGCTGGGCCTCGGCCACCTCGAGGGGAAGACGGTCAAGGTCAAGGCAGACGGTGTGGTGCTGAACGACCGTGTCGTGGCCGGCGGGCAGATCACCATCGAGCGGGCAGCCAAGCAGATCGAGATCGGGCTGGGCTTCTCGCCGCGCGTGAAGCTGCTGCGGCCGGAAATGTACAGCGATTCGGGATCTGCGCAGAGCAGCAACATCCGCGTTTCCGAGGTCGTGGTGCGCGTTCTCAACTCCACCGGCCTGCTGGTCAACGGCCAGGTGATGTTCGCGCGGAAAACCGGCCTCGGCGTGTTGGACCAGCCGCCGCCGCTGCTGACCGGCGATGAACGGGTCGAACAGCTGGGCTGGGAGATGGGCGACTTCCGCATGGAGATCACCCAGCCGCAGCCGTATCCCTTCCACCTGCAGGCAGTGATTACAACCATGACGGTGAACAAATGATCCGCCACGCGACCAACGACGACATGGGCGCAATGCTGATGCTGGCCGAGCAGATGCACGCCGAGTCGGACTACCGCCGATTCCCCTTCGCCATCGACAAGATGGCGCGACTGTTTCAGGCGCTGATGGACGGGCAGGGCGTGGTCCTGGTCGCCGAGCAGGCCGGCCGCGTGGTCGGTGTGATGGCTGGCTACTGCGAAGAAAGCTGGTTCACCCCCGCGAAGGTGGCTGGCGAATACGGCGTGTTCGTCGAGCCCGGCGCCCGTGGCGCTGCGCTGGCCGCTGGGCTGGTGCGCGCCTTCTGCGCCTGGGCGAAGGAGCAGGGCGCCGACCTGATCCAGGTGGGCGTCACCACCGGAGTGACCACTGACCGCACGGCCCAGCTGTACGAACGGCTTGGCTTCCGCCGCACCGGCATTGTTTTCGAGTTCGAAGGAGACTGAACCATGGGTATGGCAGTAATCCCGGTCATCCAGTGGGGCGCATTGGCGCTCAGTGCCGGCGCCGCTATCTACCAGGGCGAGCAGCAGAGCAAATACAACAACTATCTCGCAGCCCAGGCAGAAGCAGACTCGCGCGCCGAGCGTGGCGCCGCGCAGGTCGAGGCCGAGCGCATCCTGAAGGCGTCGAAGCGACAGCGCAGCGAAGCGGTGGCGGCGCTGGCAGCGTCCGGTGTCGACGTGAACAGCTCCACCGCGCTGAAGATCGACGAAGAGATTTCCCGCGGCGCTTCCGAAGACGCATTCCTGACCCTGACCGGCGGCAACGACCGCGCCGCACGCCTCAACGCTGAGGCTGCCGGAGCACGCTATGCCGGCCAGCAGGCGCGGACCAGCGGCTACATCAATGCGGGGACGTCGCTGCTCAGCTCTGGCTCGAGCATTGCCCGCGGATGGAAGCGCACCAGCAGCCTGAGCGGGGGGCGCTGATATGGCACGCATCGATATCGGCCAGTTCGGGCAGGGTGGCGGCACCGCGCCGCTGGTGCGTTCCCGCGTCAGCGGAGCGGGGGTAGGCGACGTCGCGCAGGCGGTCGGGCAGCTGGGCAACGTGGCTGCGCAAATCGGCAACTCGATGGCTGCCGAGGAAGCGCGGGAGGCTGAGGGCTTGGCGCGCGCGAAGGCGGCCAATGCCCAGCTCGACTACGAGCTGCAGGTGGGAGACGTCCAGCGCAAGCTCGAGGACGACGTGGCCACCGGCAACGTGCCGTATGCCGAGGCGGCGAGTCGCTACCAGGAAGCTGTCGGCAAGATCGAGAAACCGGCGATTGCCGGCCTCACTCCCGATTTGCAACTGGCCTACGATCGCGGGCTGCAGCGGACTGTTACTGCCGGGCAGCTCGGCGTCGATCGGGTGGCGCGCACGGCCAAACGCGCCGACTTCCGCGGGCAGTTCGACGCTGCCCTGGACAAGCTGGGCAAGATCGCCGGCATGCCTGGCGCCGATATCACCGCGGTCAACCAGCGGGCGCAGGCCTTCGCGCCGCTGGCCAAGCAGGCCGGCCTGAGCGATGCAGCAGTGGGTAAGGCCCTGCAGGACTTCTACGACCGCACCTGGACGTCGCAGGCCACCCAACGGGCGATCTTCGCCCGCGAGGATCCCGCGGCGCTGAAGACGCTGGAAACCGACCTGTCCAGTAGCGATGGCTTCTATGCCGACAAGCTGGATCCCGAGAAGCGCAACGCGCTGCTGTCGCAGGTGATGACCCGGCAGCAGACCCTGCAGGACCGGGCAGAACGGGCGGCCGATCGCATCGACGCGAAGGCGCAGCGTGTGCTGGGCCAGATCGACCGGCAGATCGCCAGCGCCGTACCGGCCACGCCGGAAATGTGGACGGCCTGGGCCGATTCGATGAAGGGCGCCAGCCCGGACGTGCGCGCCGAGTTCGACCAGCGCGTGGCCGAGGAAAAGGAAGTCCAGAAGGTGCTGCGCATGCCGACAGCACAGCAGCAGACCTACCTGCAGAAGGCCGAGGCAGAGCTGGCCACTGCCGGTGGCACCGTGCAGCGCAAGGAAAACCTGGCGCGCACGCGCTCGGCGATCGAGGCGGCGCAGAAGCAGCTGGACGAGACGCCGCTGCTGTTCAACGCATCGCGCGAAGGTGGCGAGGTTGAGCCGCTGAACCTGGCCGCGCTGGCCAGCCCGGCCGACGCCTGGGAGGTGGGTGCGCAGCTGCAGAACCGCGCGGCCACCATCGATGGCATGCGCAAGCGCTACGGCTCGCAGGTTCAGATGGCCGTCCTGCTGCCGCAGGAAGTCCAGGCGCTCAGCGAGCAGCTGAAGCAGGGCACCAGCACCCAGCAGGCGCAGATGCTGGCCCAGCTGCGAACGGCGACCATGGATGACAAGGTGTTCAACGCGGCCATGAAGCAGCTCGCGCCCGAGCAGCCGGTGGTCGCCTACGCCGGCATGCTGGCCACCCGTGAACGCGCACAGGTGACGCTGCAGAAGCACTGGTTCAAGGATGACGAGGCGACCAGCGGCCGGGACGTCGCCGCCACCATGCTTGAGGGCAACCGGCTACTGCAGGGCAAGGGCGATTCCAAATTCCCGCTGCCACCGGAAAAGGAGTTCCGCGACCAGTTCACCCGCGACACTGGCGCCCTGTTCGCTGGCCGGCCAGGTGCTGCGGACGTCGCCATGCAGGCGGTGCGTGCGTACTACACCGGCCAGTCTGCTGCCGACGGCGACCACTCGGCCGAGGTCAACAGCGATCGCATGAAGAAGGCGATCACTGCGGCGCTGGGCGAGGTGGTCGACGTCAACGGGCGGGGTGAGGTGCTGGCGCCATGGGGCATGGGCTCGGACACCTTCGAGGATCAGGCGGAGCAGGCATTCACCGAGTCCGCGAGGGCGGCGGGTTTGCCCGACACGGTGGTGGGCAGCTTCAGCAAGTACGGTCTGCGCCAGCAGAGCGAGCGCACCTACTACGTGACCCGAGGGCGTGAGTTCCTGACCACCAAGGATGGGAAGCCCCTGACCATCACCATCACCGGGAGCGGCCGATGAGCGTTTTCGATCTGGACGAGCAGGGCCGCAAGCAGCTCGACGAGCAGGCGGTGGCCAATCCGCTGGACCTGTCGAAGGTGAAGCCCGGGTTCTTCGAAGGCCTGGGCTCGTCGGTTTTCAGCGGCACCATGCGGGGCGGTGCGCGAGCCGGTACCGCCGTACTGACCGCCGGTGTGGTCCCGGTTGCGGCGCGGGACGATTACCTCTCGTCATTTATGACCGACGACGTGGCCGACTTCCTGCAGGCGCAGGGTGTGGCCAATCCGACGCGCGGTACCACCACCGCCGGCCAGGATGCCTACTTCGCGGACGTGGTGGAGGGGATCGGCCAGCGGGCGGTCGACGCCTGGACGCCGGACCCCGCGGAAACTGGCACCGCCGGGCGCGTGCTTGGTGGTCTGGCTGAGATCGTGCTGCCGCTGGCTGCGGCGGGTGGCAATCCGTCGCTGCTGGCAGCAACTGAGGGCATTGAGCGGCCGGCCTCGCTGGTCAAGCAGGGTGTTGGCGCTGGCACTGCGCAGGCGGTCGGCCTGGCCGGCTCCGTCGGTACGCTGGCCGGGTTCAAGCTGCCGGCCGCATTCGGATCCACCCTCACTCAACGGCTGGCCACCGGCGCCGCGGGCAACCTGCTGCTGGGTGCCGGTGTCTCGGGCGCGCAGTACGCCGCACTGCAGGCTGGTGGCAACGCTGAGCAGGCCAAGGCCTTCGATCCGCTGGACGTGGAAGCCCGCGCAGTTGACGCGCTGACCGGCCTCGCCTTCGGTGCGCTGGCGCATGCCACCGCGCCGCGCGTGCCCCTGGAACAGCGCGATGCGCTGCTGACCGCGCGCAATGCTGATCGCTTCCAGCGCACTGCCACCGACCCGCTGGTGGCCGATGAGGGTGCGGCCATCCGTGGCCAGGACGCGCTGCAGGACGCCCTCGAGCAGCTGGCGCGCGGCGAGCCAGTGAACGTGGTCGACACCATCCGGCCGTCGGACTTCCTGCTGCCCATGACCGATCAGGCGCCCGCACCGGCGGCCGCCGCGCTGGGCGGGTATCAGGCGTTCCGCCGAGCGCTCGAGTCTGGTGGCCGGGCCGATGCCCGCAACCCGGAATCCAGCGCCCTGGGGATTGACCAGTTCACTGCCGGCACCTGGCGCCGAATGGTGGCCAAGACCAAGCCGGAATGGGCGCAGGGACTGGACGACGCGCAGCTGCTGGCGCTGCGAGCCGATCCGGCGCGATCAACGGAAATGGTTGCCGCGCTGGACGCTGAGAACGCCGCAGGGCTGCGTGCTGAGGGCCTGCCGGTTGATGCCTACACCCTGTATGCCGCGCATCACTTCGGCCTCGCCGGCGGCCGGCGCTTCGCCCGGTCGGACGGCGCTACGCCGATGGAGCGGATCCTGAGCCGCGGCCAGCTCGAGGCCAATCCCTACCTGCGGGGCCTGACGAAGGATGAAGCGGTCGCCAACTGGAACCAGCGCGCCAAGCGCGCCGGCGTGCTGCCGGATGGGGGCCCGGTTGACACCGATCCCGCTGGGCAGGCCCTGCGCGAACGCCTGGTGACGGACCCGGACAAACTGCTGCGCGACTATGCGGCGCTCGAAGACTCCGACGGCGGCCGGGTGCTGAACACCGACACTGCGCGCGAGCTGTCGCCGGAATACCTGGCCGACCGCACCCGCAGCGCGGACGTGCACGAGGCGGCCAGCGACACCATCAAGCTGCTGTACGAGCAGAAGCTGGCCCAGCCCACCCCGGAGGGCTTCGATTCGACGGTGTTGTTCACCGCCGGCGGCACCGGGGCGGGAAAGACCAGCGGCATGAAGGCCATGGGCGATTCGATCGGGCGGCCCGAAATCATCTACGACACGAACATGAACACCCTGTCCTCAGCGGTGGACAAGATCGAGCAGGCCCTGGCCGCAGGCCGTGACGTGGATATCGTCTATGTGTACCGGGATCCGGTAGATGCCCTGGTCAACGGGGCTATCCCCCGCGCTCAGCGCCAGGCTGAGCGCTACGGCTCCGGCCGTACCGTGCCCCTGCGGGAGCATGCCAGGACTCATGCCGGCGTCCGGCCGACCATCGAAGCGATCGCGGCTCGCTATGCGGACGACCCCCGCGTGACGGTGACCGCCATCGACAACAGCCAGGGGAAGGGCAAGCAGAAAGTGGTCGATCTTGCAAGCCTGCCCCGTGTAGAGGAAGATAGTCTTCATGGCAGCCTCCAAGACGCCCTCGACCAAGCCCGCATCGGCGGACTCGCAGAAGACCTCTATCGAGGATTCCGCGGCCCAGGAAGCGGCGCACCAGCAGCGCTGGCGGGAGATCGGGCTGGAAACGGCCCAGGCCAAGGCCGAGCGCAAGGCTCGCCTGGCCGCGAAGCCGGCAGCCGCGGCGAAGTAAGCCCCGCTCCCGAAACGCCCCTCGATGCCGCCCGTCAGCTGGCGGCGCAAAACCCTGATGCCTCGATCGTAGTCGGCGCCGATGCCGACGGCGGCGCCGTGCACCGCACCGTCGCTGACGAGGTCGCCGATATCGAGGCCGATCTGGCCCGAGCAACCACCGATGCCACCGCCTTCCAGGCGGCCGTCAACTGCTTCCTGCGGAGGGGATGATGCAGCCTGCATGCGTTCAAGAAGTGGCCGCCGCCATTGGCCGCGAGCCCACCACCACCGAAGTGGCCCGGATCGAGACGGATCTGGCCAGGCACATGCGCCAGCTGGCGCGCACCGATGACCAGTGGCGCACGTTGTCGCACGAGCAGCGCCTGCAGCGTGCAGCGGAAGCCGCGCAGGCTGAGGCCATCGCAGATGCTGAGAAGGCCGCGTTCCGCCGGGCTTCGCGGCTGACGGCGCAGGTTCGGGAAACTGAGCGTCAGGCCGCGCGTGCGGCGCAGCTGGCCGCGCAGGGAGTGAAGAACCCGCATCACTCCGCGCTGTTCGAGCGCATGCGCCAGGCCGACGACTACATTTCGGGCGTGCGCAACGAGTACCTGTCGGAGCTGGTCGACGCTGTACAGGCTGTGGAACCGAAGTTCCTGGGCCTGATGCACGACCCTGATTCAGTTCGAGCATTCGCCCGCGCGGTGGTGGACGGCGATACCAGCGACCCGAAGATGGCCAAGGCCGCCGCCACCTACATTGCCGCGCTCGAGGACATGCGCCTGCGCTCGAACGCTGCCGGCACTGACATTGGCCGCCTCGACTACGGCTATCTGCCGCAACCGCACGACGTGGGGCGCATTGCCAAGGCTGGCAAAGACGCGTGGGTGGATTACGTGTTCCCACGACTGCGCCGCGAGCAGTACCTGCGCGAGGACGGCGAGGCCATGGGCGATGCCGAGGTGCTGGATCTGCTGCGCAAGGCATACGACACGATTGCCACCGAGGGCCGGAACAAGCGCGTGCCTGGCGCTGCCGGGCAGGGATCGCGCGCCAGCCGGTTCGACGACGCGCACCGCGTGCTGCACTTCAAGGACGCCGACAGCCATCTGGACTATCTGGCCGATTTCGGCCGGGGCTCGATGATGGACGCGATCCTGGGCCACGTGGGCGGCATGGCCAAGAACATCGGACTGATGGAAGAGTTTGGCGCCAATCCCAACAGCACCTATCGACTGCTGAAGGACACCGCCGAGAAGGCCGACAACGTGACCGGCGCCCGCGCGGCCTGGCACGAGTTCGCCACCCTGGACATGACCTGGGACACGCTCAGCGGCACCACCGCGCAGCCGGTGAGCCCGGCGATGGCGCAGTTCTTCCAGGGCGTGCGCAACTTCACCGTGGCGGCCAAGCTGCAGAGCGTGATGCTGTCCTCGATCACGGACGCGCCGCTGCAGGTGCTGGTCGCGCGCTCGGCCGGCGTGCCCATGGGGGAGGCCATGAAGTCGGTGTTCCGTGGCTTCGGCAAGGGCAAGCGCGAGCTGGCGCACGACCTGGCCATCGGCATGGACGAGATCGCCGGCGAAATGACCCGCTGGCACCAGGACAACCTCGCACAGGGCTGGTCGGCGAAGCTGGCGAACAGCACCATGAAGCTGACGCTCGTGGAGGGGTGGACCAACAGCCTGCGCCGCGGCTACGCGTTGACCCTGTCCCGCGCCCTGGAGCGTCACCGCGCCACGGACTGGAACGCGCTCGACGAGGCGGGCCGCCGCAGGATGGAGTCGGCCGGCGTCACCGAAGCGGACTGGAAGATCTGGCAGCAGGCGCCGGCGCAGGACGGCATGCTGACGAAGGACGGTATCCGCGCCGTCGACGCCAGCGAGGCGGATCTGAACCGCGCAACGGCCCGACTGCTGGGCTATCTGGACAGCGAGGCCCGCACCGCGATCCTGGCGCCGGATCTGACGACCCGCGCGAGCCTGCAGCAGGGCACCAAGGCTGGCACCTGGGGCGGCGAAGTGCTGCGCTCGCTGATGCTGTTCAAGTCGTTCCCGCTGGCGATCGTGGACAAGCACCTGCGCAGGCTGCGCAACATCCCGACCACCCAGGGCAAGGTCGCCTACAGCGCGGCGATGCTGACGAGCCTGCAGCTGTTCGGTGCGGTGGCGCTGCAGCTGAAGGATCTGCGCGACGGCAAAGATCCGCGCGACATGACGACCGGGAAATTCTGGCTGGCGGCGGCTGCGCAGGGCGGCGGGCTGGGCATCTTCGGCGACATTCTCTACACCGGCATGGGCGGCGATAACCGCGGTGGCCAAGCCAACTGGACCTCGATGCTCGGCCCGGTGTTCGGCACCGTGATGGATGGGTTCACCATCGCGCGCAAGGGCGCCGGCTGGGCGATCGCCGACGAGAACAAGGCCGACGACAAGCTGGACGACCTGGGCGCAGAGGCGCTGCGGTTCGCAAAGGGGAACACCCCCTTCATCAACCTGTGGTATCTCCGCGGCGCCACCGACCACATGGTGTTCCATGACCTGCAGGAGCAGCTGAGCCCGGGATATCTGCGGCGGATGCGCAAGCGCGCGCAGAAGGATTGGAACCAGCAATACTGGTGGGAACCGGGCGAGGCCGTGCCAGAGCGTGCGCCCAACGTCGCAGCTGCAGCGGGAGAGTGACATGCGCGAAGACCAATACCTGCGGCTGCAGGCCCTGAGCGAGAAGCTGGCCGAGGCCTTCATCGAGGAAGCCGACCCGGCCACATGGACCGGCGCCGGCAAGGCCCCCAGCGAGATGGACAAGGCGGAGCGCGGCGATCGCTACTGGTGTAAGCGCAATGCGGCGGCCACCGGTGGGCTGCTGCTGCGCGTCGGGTCGCTGGTGTCGATGATCCAGCGCGACAGCAGCGGCAACGGCGGTGCCGGTGAGGTGGGAGCCGCGGACGATCAGGACGGCGACGGCGGACTGGAGGCCGAGGTAGCGGCGGCGGAGAAGGAAGGCAATCGGCTGCTCGACCAGGTGCTGAAGCAGCAGCGCCGCGCAGGCGAAGTGGCGAAGATCCATGGCAAGCCGTGACGTCTCGTTTCTGACGTTCTTCCTGATGTGGGCACGTGTCCAGGGGTGGACCGTGCCCCTCCTGCATGTGCGCATCTGCACGTGGCTGGAAACCTGCACGGATCCAGAGCGGGTGCTGATGGTGTTCCGCGGCGCGGCGAAGTCCACGATCTACGCGGTGTTCAAGGCCTGGACCCTGTACCGCAACCGCGCGCACCGCTCGCTGGTGTGGTCCGCCGACAATGACACGGCCGGCATGCTGACCGCCGACACCATCAACGTGCTGCGCAACCATCCGCTGTGCATCGGCATGCTGCCCCGGAAGCCCGGTGCAAAGCGCTTCTCGGTGCTGGGTTCGCGGGACGCCCGCAACGCCAGCATGCGCGCGGTGGGCGTCACCTCGAACGCCACCGGTGCGCGTGCCGATGCGGTGGACTTCGACGATATCGAGGTGCCCGGCAACATCGAAACACCCGAGGCCCGGCTGAAGCTGCGGCAGCGCATCAGCGAGTCGACCCACATTGCAGTGCCAGGCGCGCAGAAGACGTTCATCGGCACGCCGCACACCCACGACAGCATCTATCCCGAGCGCATCGCTGCCGGCGCATCCACGCTGATCATTCCGCTGTTCGCGCACGCCACCCGGTACAAGCAGACCGACAGCAAGACGCGGTACCCGATCAAGTTCACGCCGGCAGACGACGGGCTGTATGTGGTGGTCGGCATCCACAAGCACGCCCGGGTGCTGGTCGAAGGCGTTGACTATCGGGTCGAGGCAGGAGAGCTGGTTTTCGCAAAGCCGCCCGGTGCTGTGCTGGATATCTACAGCGGCTGCGCCTGGCCGGAGCGGTTCGACCGGAACGAGATCGAGCTGCGCCGGAAGGAGACGCGCACCCTCAACGCATGGGACAGCCAGTACATGCTCGAAGCCAAACCCATCGAAGAGATCCGCCTGGACCCGGAGCGGATCACCCCCTACGCCGTCGAGGCGGTCATCAGGAAGGCCAACGGCACGGCTGCCATGTTCCTGGGCGGCGTGCAGATCGCCATGGCGTCGGTGCGCTGGGATCCGGCCAGCGGCAAGCTCAACTCCGACGTGTCGGCCGTCGCCGTGGTGCTGCAGGACCTGATCGGCCGGCGCTACCTGCACCGCATGGAGCAGTTGACCGGCGAGGTGGCGGAGTTCGACGACACCGGAAAGGTCATCACCGGCGGCCAGGTGTGGCAGCTGTGCGACCTGATCGAGACGCTGAACCTCCCGCGCGTGGTGGTGGAAACCAACGGCATCGGCGCCTTCGCGCCGGCCGTGCTGAAGGCCGCGCTGAAGCAGCGCCGGCTGCGCTGCGGCGTGGCGGTGGAGCAGGCGGTGGCCAACAAGAGCCGCCGCATCCTCGAGGCCTGGGAGCCGCTGCTGGAATCGGGCGGCCAGCTGTGGGCGCACGTGAGCGTGCTACGTGGGCCGCTGTGGGATCAGATGAAGGAATGGATCCCGACCGCGCCGAACCAGAAGGACGACTACCTGGACGCCGGCGCGGGCGCGCTGACCGATACACCTGAACGAGTCGGGCAGATAGTCGGGAATCCGAACATCACCGCGCGGGACGATTGGCGCCACAGCGCAGGGGAGCATGAGGTCGTGTTCGAGCGCTGAACGTCCACCCGTTCGGAGCCTCGATGAAAGAGCAGATCACCCAAGACCTTGCCGTGGCCGCGGCGAAGATTGCCCCGGCCGCCGGCGTCACGGTCGGCACGTACAACCCCGGGTACACGCTCAGCGACGTGGCCGTGGTCTGCACCATCGTCTTCACCTTGGCGCAGACCTTCACTGTCGTGGTGAAGAACTGGGGCGATTGGAGCGCATGGTGGATGGCCCGATGGGCCACCGTCCGCCGGGTGATCGCCAAGGTGGCCCGCCGTGGCTGACCAGTCACCGAGCGGCAAGGGCCGCAAGTTCGGGTTTGCTGCCGCGCCGGCCGCGCTGATCCTGGCGCTGGTCGCAGCCCTCGGCCAGGACAACTCCGCGCATGAGGGCAGGAAGTACGTGCCCTATCGAGACTCGGGCGGCATCTGGACTGTGTGCGCCGGCATCACCGGGCCGGCTGTTGTGCCCGGTCGGCGCTACACCCCAGCCGAGTGCGGGAAGCTCGAGCAGGACTATGTGCAGGCCATGCTGCACAACATGGGCCGCTGCGTTCGCGGGGAATTCGAGTTCCACGAGGTGAAGGCCTGGGGCCATTTCGCCTACAACGTGGGCAACAACGCGTTCTGCAGCAGCACCGCGGCCAAGCGCCTGAATGCCGGCGAGCGCACCGCCGCCTGCGATGAAATCTGGAAGTGGCGCTTCGTCACCATCGATGGCGCCAAACGCGACTGCTCGCTGCCACAGTGGCGTTCGAAGTGCGGCGGCATCATCGACCGCCGGCAGTGGGAAATGGCCACCTGCAGAGGAACCCTGTAATGACCCCGCGACAGGCAATCACCATGGCCGTGGTGGTGGTGCTGCTATCGATCGGCGGCTGCTACTACCTGAAGGGGCGAACGGACGCCGCCACCTCAGCCGACAACAAAGCGCTGAAAGCCCAAGTTCGGGCCACCAGCACCAGCGTCCAGATCAGCCGCGACACCTCCGCCGCCGTCGACCTGGAAGCCCACGAAACCCGCGAACGCACCGCCAAGGCGGTGGAGGCCATCCATGCGACTTCTTCCGATCCTGATCCTGCCGCTGCTGCTGACGTCCTGCGCATTGCTCGGGAGGCGCACGACCGCGCCATACGTGCCGCCTGCCGGGTGCAGCGAACGAGCGATTGCCCTGCGGCCGCCGGCACCGCCGACTGACCGTGATTGGGTGAAGTGGTCCGCGGCCTACGTGGGTGCCGTGGGCGCCTATGAGGACAGCGAGAACAAGCGCGCCCACACCGCCGAGTGCCTGGACGAACACCGGGGGAAATAGTCGGGAACCCGAAGCGGGGCCAGGCCGACCATCTGCTGCAGTCTCCCGCAGGTGCCGCCATGACCGTCCCCGCCTACACCGGCCCCAACACCTCGATCGCCAACGGCGTCACGACGGTGTTCCCCTACAGCTTCCGCATCCTCGACGCGGCCCACATTCGGGTCACCGTCAACGGCCTCGTCCGTATCCTCGGCACGCACTACACCGTCGAAGGCGTGGGCAATCCAGCCGGCGGCAATGTCGTGTTCGTGGCACCGCCGGCAGCCAATGCCAAGGTGGTGCTGCACCGGGCAATGCCGATCGTCCGAGTCATCAACTACGAGAACCTGGGCGACCTGCTGGCGCAGACCCTCAACGAGGATCAAGACGCGCCGGTAATGATGATTCAGCAGCTCATGGCCGACTCCATGCTGCTGGTGCCGGACCCCGAAGGCAGCGGCGACATGGTGTGGGATGCCAAGGGCTCGCGCATCATCCACGTGGGCGATGCCATCCAGGACATGGACGCCCTCAACAAGCGCACCGCGCTGGTGCTGATCGAGCAGGTGCAGAACGGCGGCGGCACGGTGGGGGTTTCGCCTCGGCTGTGGACCTTCGTTGGCGACGGCGAGGTGACAGACTTCCCGCTGGCCGGCGCGGACGTAACGGATCCCCTGTTCTACGACACGGCGGTCGAGCTGTCCGCCAACGCGGGCAACTACAAGGTATCCCGCCCGGTCGACGCCAACGGCGTGGGCGAATTCCTGATCGTGCCAGGCGTCAGCGGAGCACCGCCGGCTATCAGGTTCCTGCAGCCCCTCGGGGACGGCGTCCGGGGCTTTACCACCCTGCGCGGCTATGCGCGGCCGTGGATCGGACAGCAGCCGATCTACACGGTTGCCCCCCGGATCATCAGTGTCACCGGCAACGTCACGCTGGGCGGGGACATGCACAACACGCTGATCCTGGCCAACTCGCCGAGCCCGATCACCATCACCATGCGCGCCAACACCGGCGGCAGCGCTGACTGGAAGGAGGGTCAGTTCTTCTCTGTGATGCAGGTAGGAGCGGGGCAGGTGACGTTGGCAGTCGAGGGCGGTGGTGGGCAGCTCAATGTGCCGGCCAGCTTCGAGGCCAAGACCCGCGCGCAGCGCAGCATCATCAGCGCCACCAACATCGCGCCGGATGCTGATGCTTGGGTGGCCGCCGGCGACATGTTGCGGGTTGCCTCGGCACCGGACCTGCAGTGCTTTGAGCTGATCGACCGCACGGTCTTGTTGACCGCTGACATTGCCATCGGCAATGGCAAGGACAGCCTGGTGCTTCCCTACGGCCTGCTACTCGACACGGTGGCCAATGGAGGAATCTACGCCACCCTTTCCACCGCGCAGGCCTCGGGTACGCCGCTGACAATCGACGTCAATCGCAACGGCACCAGCATCCTGGCCACGAAGTTGACCTTCGATAGCAACGAGCGCAGCACCACTACCGCAGCCACTCCGCCGGTGCTGGTGGC